GGCTAGTAAGAGATATTTATAGCGAAGGTTTTTGTTCTTGTATGGTTAGCAGAGTTCGCCTTCACAGCAAGTTATTGCTTTTTGACCATATGCTGGACATTTGTAGTTGTAGCAGTAAAAACCGAAGGAGCCAGTTAGACCGACTCCTTCTTCCTTATTAAGAGAATAGTTACTCAAGACAATTGATTATCTGAATAATTAATATCAGTATATCATGGGTACTGCAAAATTTTCATAAAAAAACAAAAAAGCCGGAGGTGGTTGGACCCCCGACTCCTTTGCACATTACATGAGGAGCTTCCTAATATCAGAATTAGGATTCGCTTTAATAATTATATCATCGCGAAAACTTTCGCAATTTTAAAATACATAACTTTTTCTTTGTATTAAATTTATTTTCACATACATACAGAGGAGCACGCTTTTAGAACGACTCTGTAGATTAAACAAATACCAATGTGGAATAGCGTGACCATAATCGTCCGTCAAAGGGACATCACTCGGCATATATTAAATTTTGGTTGGGCGGGGCCGCACAGGGTTAGCTGTACCTATAAAAACAAATAGGTTGGTTGGGGCCAAAAAAAAATAATTTCAGAGGTTGGGTGCTAATATAAAAAAACTATGGTTTTAGATTACATAATTTATGGAATGCACTTCAAGATACAAAATAATCAAATCCTTAGAATAGAAAAAAAAGAAGTTGTAGATGTTTGGACTGAAAAAGAAATTAACATTGACCAGATACCAGAAATAATTATGACAAGAATGTTAAACAACTTTCAACTCTATCAAAATATTTTAGTCAAGCTATAATAAACCTTAGCATTATAAAACATAGTGTATGATGGTAGAGTCGGCTCCACTAACCGATATCCTCCCATCACCGGCTAACTCTTCGGGGTTAGCCATATGTAAAAGGAGTTAGATGGCAGGGTATATAGAACGAAAAAGTTCAGACGGTTGGGATGCTGAAAATGAGACTTGGGCAGAATACAAGAAACGCAAATCATCCAAGTCAGCCGGGATGGGCCAAAAGAAAATAAATAAAAGGGAAAACCTTTCCGAAGTTCGTGAACGCGCACTCAAACGAGCTAACTATTCCTGTGAGTGGCCGGAATGTAATTCTAATAAGTGGTTAGAGCTAGCTCATTTAACAGCAATCGGAATGGGCGGCAAAAATAATAAAATTGCTGCAGATATGAATAATGTCAGTATTCTATGCAAACATCATCATGATGTATTTGACGGTAGGCAACGAGTAGGCCTTAAATTAGCATACACAGAATTACTTCGTGGATATCTAATGCTAAGATGGAATAAGAAAAATGTCTGAATATATTGTAGAATTACCTAGTTTGCATGAGGCACAAAAAGAAGTTGCAAACTCAGATGCTCGTTGGAAAATACTTTGTGCAGGACGAAGGTTTGGTAAAACCAGACTTGGTGTTCAAATGTGTATGGATGTTGCATTACGAGGTGGAAGAGCTTGGTGGGTAGCACCTACATTCTCAATTGCTAGAGTTGGTTGGCGTGATATCGCTGCAAGTGCAAAATCATTTCCTAGAGAAATAGAACCAAATGTATCTTTAGCTAATATGCAAATAGATTTACACTCTGGAGGTTCTATTGCAGTTAGGTCTGCTGATAATCCTCAAAGACTTCGTGGTGAAGGTTTGGACTTTCTTGTTATGGACGAGGCCGCATTCGTAAAACCAGAAGTTTGGCAAGAAGTTCTAAGACCTACACTTACAGAGCGTAAAGGTTCTGCTTTATTTATTTCAACTCCTATAGGAAGAAACAATTGGTTTTATGATTTATGGGAAGCAGCAGAAGAAGGAGATAACTGGCAACGATTTAGATTTGCTACAACTGATAATCCTATGATTGACCCCGAAGAAGTTGAGGCAGCTAGAACAGAAGTAGGCTCTATTGTGTTTGCACAAGAATATCTAGCAGAGTTTGTTGATGCAGGCCAAGGTTTACTAAAACCAGAGTGGATAAATTATTTTAATATTATTCCGGATACTGCTGGACAACTCAAATGTCATGTTGCTGGTTCAGAGTATTATTTAGATACATTACAAAAGTTTGGAATTGTAGATTTAGCAACTACGACAAACAAAGATTCAGATTATACAGTTATAACAAGTTTTGCAATTACACCAGACAATAGATTACTTGTTATTGACATGGTTAGACAAAAATTAGAAGGACCAGACATCATTCCAGCAATAAAACGCGCTATGGATAAAAATAAGCTACAATATGTAGGTATAGAACGCCAAGGTTTTCAAACTGCTATTATCCAGATGGCGCAACGGTCTGGTATTAGAGTTAAAAATCTTAGAACGGACAAAGACAAAGTAACTCGCGCACTCCCATTGTCCGCAAGGATGGAGTCTGGAGATGTATTCTTACTTAGAGATACTCACTGGCTACCAGAAATGGAGAGAGAAATAATGACCTTTCCAGCTGGAGCTCATGATGACATTATCGATACTCTTTCTTATGGTGTTCAAATGTTGCAAGAAAAAAGAAGCTGGAGCGCATATTAATGGCTGAAGATAAGTCAAGGTTTTCTAAAGCGTTAGATTGGTTAAATGCACCAACTGATGCAAGAGTTAGAAGAGAAACCGAACAAAAAGGTTTAATTGTAAACCAAACAGAATATTCATATTTAAATCAAGCAGTATTTGGATATAACACATCATCTGGATACTTTGACCATAAAAAATTAGCTGAAGTTGGTGACGGAACTGGTAATTCAGCTGTAATCGCATGTCTCAATGTTTTAGCAACAGCTTTTGCGGAACCTGGAATTTTCGTTAGTTCTAGAAATTCAGAAGGTGATTATCAAAGAGATATGAACCATCAAGTTGCTAGATTAATAAGAAGACCTAATCCTTACATGACTCAACAGTTGCTTGCTAATTACATTGTTACATCTCTTAATGCAGCAGGTGATGCCTTTATTTATAAAAACAGAAACGCTAGAGGACAAGTTGTAGAGCTTGTTCCTTTAATGCCTCACTTAGTTGAAGCTAAAGGTAACGAAAACGAATTAATTACTCATTTTATGTATCAACCACAGGGCGGTGTTCATGGAGAAGATGCAGTAAAAATAGAAAAGAAAGATATGATTCATTTACGCCAAAATGTCGACCCTAACGATATGAGGCGTGGTCTAGCTCCACTTAGAGGCGTTCTAAGAGAGATAGCAGGTGATGAAGCAGCTGGACAATATACAGCAGCTTTATTACACAACATGGCAGTTCCTGGAGTTATTTTATCTCCAAGGGATGATGCAATGGGTGGTCCAACAAGAGAAGAAGCTGAAGCTATTGCAGATATGTATAAGCAGAAGTTTGGTGGTAAGAACAGAGGTGCGCCTATGGTCTTATCCGGTGCTATGAATGTTGAAATAGTATCGTTCTCTCCAGACCAAATGAAGTTAGCCGAATTAAGAAGAATACCAGAAGAAAGAGTCTCAGCAGTACTTGGCGTTCCAGCTGTACTTGCCGGACTCGGAGCTGGATTGGATTCGGCTACATACTCAAATACAAAAGAACTTAGAGAGTTCTTTACAGAGTCAAAAATGGTTCCAATGTGGACAATGGTTGCGCAAGATTTGACTCATCAATTGTTACGACCAGAGTTTGGCGGAGGCGATAATCAATATGTTGAATATGATATCGACAATGTTAGAGCTTTAGCCGTTGACAAAGACAATCTCTATAAACGCATGAATACTGCAGTACAAGGAGGTTGGGTAACAATTGGCGAAGCTAGGAAAGTAGTAGGACTTGAAGCTGATGATAGACACGATGTTTATCTAAGACCACTTAACATGATTCAAGTTACAGAAGATGGTTCTCCACTTCTTAATGACAATCCTAACGAATCTGTACCGGCAAACAATGATGATGAGAATAAATTGACAACTATTGATTTACCACCCGAAGTTGAAAGAGAAGATGAAGTCCTTAGAACACCAACATACTTAAGTGAAGAAAAATATATTGCAGAAATGCCTAATGGTGCTTTCTGTGTTATAAGCCATGAAGATGGAGAAATAATAAAATGCTTTGATACAAGAGCAGAAGCAGAAAACTTTTTAAATAATAAAAAAGAACCAGCTGCTTTGATGAAAGATACTTACACAACTATTGAAGAAGCACAAGAGAGAGCTAAAGAATTAGGTTGCGAAGGTACACACTACATTGAAGTAGACGGAGATAAATTTTATATGGCTTGCGCTACACATCAAGATTATTTAGACGCAGTCTACAAACCTAAAAAAGACGGAGATATAGAAGAACTTAAAGTATCCCTAGAAGAA